AAACAAATGCGCCATCGCATTCATCGGCTACCGCGGCGAAGATCAGCGTCGAGCCGCCCGCCCCACCCCAGTCGTTTGTCGCACGCACGCACCCCGTCTCCACAATCATCGGCGTGAGGCACTTGCGCGCGTGTGCAACCAGCAACTCGAAACCTTGCGAGCGATCCATCGCGACTCGCAGGTGCGGATTCAATTCTCCGTTTCGAGTCAACGCAATCATTTCGTCGATTCGCATAGCATCGCCCTCGCTCTATCCAGGACGGCAGACGACCGAAGCCTCTGTAAGGCTTCGCAGCCTACTTCGCACGCCGACCGTCGATACTCGCCTCGCCAATGACAGCCAACGCACGGGACATCGGAGACATCAGAAGCAACGAACTCGACGGACGGAGTATACTCGAATCCGCCGCCCTTCATGGTCGGTCCAACGATGCAGAGAAACGGAACGTCTAGCGTCCCGGCAACGTGCGCTGGCCCTGAGTCCAAACCGATACACAACTTGGCGCGGATCATCGCTTCGCAGACGTGCGCCCACGGTCGACCGACGTGCTGTGTGTATGATGGCATTCTCGGCATCTCGTGCGGAACGAACATCGCTGGCGACCAACCGTCTTTTAGAAGCGAGTCATAGAGGTCCATCCAATAATTCAGCGGCCACATCCTGCAATCGTGATTGGCTTTCGGAAACAACGCCACCAGATTACTAGGTAGAGATTCCGCCCATGCGACCGCCTCTGATCCGCCGCCCACGAACTTCGGTCGCCGTGGGTTTACAGTTGCACCAATCGCCCGTGCTCTTACATCGGCCCTCGCCACGCGACCATGCTGGGTAAGCTCGTACTGATAGGAGTGCGAGTAATCCACCAATGGGGCGTTGTAGTTATCGATCACGCGGCACCCGAACAGATCCAGAATCTCCGCCCTGCCACCAGTCGCCTTGAACACAACGCGGTCATCTCCAGCGGCAACTTGGGCCAGAATTACAGCATCACCTACGCCGTGGTAGGTCATGTTGCAGACGATCGCACCGGGCGGCAACGGAGGATCGCAAACGTCGCACGCCTCGATCACCAACGCCTCATAGTTCAGCAGACCAGTCGCCTCAGCACCCCACGCCAGCAGCTTCGTCCACATCCTTGATTTTGCGTTCTCCTTCAACTCGGCCGCCAGCATTGGTACGTTCGCGCGGGACCAAGCGACGACATTGTCGTTCATCTTCTTCATCGTCGCGTCGCAACCACCGCACGGCGCAACGTGGAATTGCTCCCAAATGATTCTCTTGAGTTCGTCGCCGGGGAGTTTCACCGGCCTCACCCTGACCGGCGGGGCGACCCTTGGATTTGGTAGAGGTAGCCCGGCCCATCTTGCTTCTCGCCGTGCTTTACGGTTTGCTTCCTGTTCCTGCGTAATCATCCGCACAATCCAGTCCCAACAAGATCACAGTTTGGCATGTCAGGTTCCCAACCGGGACACCAAATCTCAAGCGTAGCTACGCCAAAACAACTCGGATCAGTAGTGTCGAGATTGAACTCACCGGCTGCGATGGAGGCTTTCGCCCAGTAGAGCTTGCAGTCCGAGCCGCTGCTTATCTTGCACCACGCTTGCCCATTGATGCGGCATTCCAAGTCGATAGCACCAGTTACAGTGTCGCAACAGGCAAGCTCGATAAGCGGGCTGTGCGGGTTGGCACACAGCATTGTCGGCGTCCACGTCCAGTACCTCAGAATCGCTAAGCCACCGCAAGGCTGAGTTCCTGGAATAGTTCCGGGATCTTGCTCTGTAAAACTGCCGGGATAATTGGCGAATGTCGTGCAAGGATCTCCAGGGTTACGAACTCCTTGAAACAGTACACGAGCTGACGGCGACGCACAGATCGAATCGCAATTACAGGTCACGCCAGGACAGCAGCATCGCCGGTACGCCTCAAGACTCGCCGCCGTGGCGCGGATCAGCATTCCGTTCTGACGGAATAGCAAGCCGTTGTTTCGTCGTACCAAGCCGACCATTATCCGCTCGCGCCTCCCGATTCGCACTGCTCGTCGGTTGTGCAAGCCACGTTCGATTCGACTTCTGCGCCGCAGTTGCCGAAGTGGATGCGTCGTTGTTTTGTTTGGTAGATGCACACCCCATCGTCGGCGACGTCAATGACAAACCAATCGTCTTCCAGCGTGATGCTCTTTGTAACCTTGACAGGCACCGCACATGCAACACGAGCTGTCTCCGGGTAGTATTCCAGGTCCAGGAACGCCGCGCAGTTCGTTTGCTCGCCGCTTCCATCCGGCGTTGTAGATCCTGGACGCAGCCGGAATTCAGTAATCCTCGCAACTGTCTCCAGTCGGAACGTGTCCATTGTCTTCGTCACCGGGACTTTGCAAAGTTCCACATACGCTTCTTGCTCGTCGTATGTTTCGACGTAGCAGCCTGTCGGAACCTGGTACTCATCGACCTGCGCCGTGACTTGGTAATTCGTCATGAGTTTGACCAAGTGCGGTTCGATCTCAATCACCCTGTAACGCAACAAACTATCATCCCATACCGCAGTCCATTCATCGCCGAGACGACCGGCATGGTTGTTGTAGATTTCCAGCGGGAACATGCCGGCTGGAATCGCTTGGCTGTTCGGCCACGCATCTAGTCCCGTTGCAGATGTCGCGTAAAAGTCAATCTTGCAATTGTGCGCTGGGAGCGTGCTTTTGATGTGGATCGGAAGTTGGTCCGATTCCTTAACGTAGTACCGCATGTTTTCATTAGTCGCTTCATCCTCGATGTCGTTGTCGAACACCGCCCAGCCTTGCGCGCCGGTGACCATGCGGGGGTACTCGCCAGCCATGTAGCGAACTTTGAGAATGCTCGTCCCTCCACCGCCTTCGTCCGCAACGCAAGGCGACGAATATGTCTGCCCTTCGTACGGTGGCGGCGCGAAGTTTAGGTCATTTGGATTTGTCTGTGAATGACAGCCGCTTCCGCACGACGTCGTTTGCGTCCACGTCCCGCTGGTGAAGGTCCACCCCGCAACACCGTCACATCCGCCGCCGCCTTGCGACCGTGTCCACAGATTCGGCGGATAGTCCGCGTTGGCGTGCCCAGTGAGTTGCACGACCTCTACCAGCACGTCTTGATCCGGCGCAGCAGCAGCTCGATCCTCAAGTGTCCTGAACGCAAAGCCAGCAGATAACTCTTGGCACTCTTTCACGATCCAAAAGTAGGGCGTCGGCCAGCCCATCGCAGTCGCCGTGACCGGGTCGAAGATGTAATCGGCAATCCCCTCGCAGCCCTTCACGGCCCCGAACCATCGCTTGTCGGCAAATACGACGCGATCAACTGTTCCCGCCAGCGGCCCAGCCGTGCCGACCTTGGCTGTGATGATCACATCGGCGAATCCGATCGTTAGCCCACCGATAGTTTCTCGCGTGCGATCCTCCAACATCGTGAAGACGATCGTGGCTTCGCTGATACCTTCATCGATCAGCATGTAGTTAATCAGCTTGCCATTGCTGTCGTACAGTTCGTCGATCTTCTCGCCCAGATCTTCAGGATGACCTTTGCCGCCAACGGCATAACCTGGATTCTGCCGCACCCGCCAGTCCACGTCCGCAGGACTGGGATTGGTAGTTTGAAGCGGCAAGAGCGCCTGATACACCTGGGCTACGCGATAGGTTCCAGGCTTGCGTTTCCCGTATGGCTTGGCAACCGAAAGACCGGGCTTGTCCGCGTTCCCTTCTTCATAGTCGATGAACTTGCTAATCCGCGGATCGAACCCGCGGCAGACGACGTAATTGTCCTCCGTGTCCTCCTTCGCAACTTGGACGATCGCGCTGTACGGGAAAACCCCAGCGATTTGCAACGCCGCATTCCCGCCCGACATCGGATGGAATGGCGGCGGCATCCGAAAGCCGGGCGTGGGGTTCTTCCGCTTGCGGAACATGGCATTACGTCGCGGACGGCGAACTCGAAGGTGACGTTGACGGCGAGTCGGACGGACTGGTCGAGGGCGACGTTGACGGGGAAGTGGACGGTGACGTTGACGGCGAGTCGGATACGGAACTCGACGGTGAATGTGACGGAGATGTCGACGGGCTGCTCGATGGCGAACTCGACCGACTGGATGATGGACTGGTCGACTTAGATGTCGAGGGCGACGACGAGGGCGATGTCGAAGGAGAACTCGATGTCGACGCGGACGGCGAGGTCGAAGGCGATGACGATACCGAAGCCGATGGCGAACTCGAAGCCTCGTCTCGGACTGACTGCGTAAGGAGGTTCGTCTCAATATTGAAGATATAGCGGTTTTTCAGAACGCCACGAATCATGTCCGCTGATGCGGTTTTGATAATCACAAGTTTGCCGGGACGATCCGCGGCCGGCAGATCGTTGTAAACTGTCCAGAACTTTTCGAGGAACGCAAAAATGATGTCGCGAATATCGCCTGTACTTGCGTCGGCCTCAGCCGCCGTAAGTTCTGGGAACGTCCCCAATGGAACGGTGATGTACGTCCCGTCCTCAGTCCAATTCGTTAACCATACGCCTGGTGTCTTGTCGAAAGCCATTTGAATTCTCCCTTTAAGGTGTAACCCAGCCGCCGCCAGCATCCCCTAGTCCAGTCGTCAACTGAGTAAGCGCCTCGAAATTCGGCGGAACATCATCGCGCCGTTCAACGAAACCGTACAGGCCGACGAGGATCTTGTTGCGTTCGTCGAGTTGATAGGCCATCAGGCGCATGCACTCCTCGTGCGTTTGCGTCAGACCTGCAAGACGCTGAACCGCCACGCTCATCTTTTCGACGATGATGTGATTCTTCTGCTCGACCAGAATAGCGGCCTTTTGCATTGTTGCCGAAGCGTACCGCTCCTTCCCTGCAATGACGCCATTCACGGCATCTTGAAGCAAACCCAGTAACCGCTCTCGTTCAGAAACCGCGATTCGGGATACGTCTTGGCTGGCGGCATGTTGACGGTCAATTCCGGCCAAATGCTGAGATTGGATTTGTTGCACTTGCTCGAAAAGCCTATCCCGCTGGCCGGCGTTCGACTGAGTAACCGACTGACGAAGGTTCTGAAGTCTTGCCGCTTCTTCGGTCAGCAATTGCTTGATGTTGCGAGTGGCCTCGTAAAGTTGCGATTGGAGCGAAGCATTGAGCCTGGTGTTCGCTTCTCGCACGGCATAAAGCCCCTGCCGTCCGGAGATCGTACGGTCGCGAACACCCAACAGCAATTGGTATTGGCCGGTGATCGTCGTGGCTTGGAATCGCCACACTTCCTGCTGAACCGCATTCAGCCGATCGATGCCGGACATGGTTCTGTCGCGAGCGCTTTGGAGCAGGCCGAATCGGTTGGTTAGCTGCGAGACGTTGCTTCGCAAAACCTCTTGCTTGACCGTGTGCAAGCGATCCTCTCCATTCAACAGGCGATCCCGCATCGACACTTGCTTGTCATAAACGCGATGCTGATTCTCCAACTTCTCGCGCATCAAGCGATCGTTCAGGGCCGCAATCTCTTGGTCTCGGTCCCGAGTATTTCGCTCCGTGATGTCCGCCGCGACGGCGCTGGAGTAAAGCCCACGATCCGTCAGCATCTGCAACTGCTGTGAAAGTGTCGCGGCGAAATTCTCGTTGATCCTCGCCAGTTCCGTCGCCCCCAGGTCGACCAGAAAGCCCGTGGCCGTGCTGGCGTGAGTGACGTACTCGGGCTCCAAGTTGTCAAGTTCCACGTCGTATTCCACGACATGGCTGCTCAGAGCACTGTTCGATGCCGTACGTTCGGCATCCAGTTCTGTCGCAATGCTCGTATAGTCGGACTCCAGCAGATCCAGCGTTGTTCCGTAGTCGGCAGCGAAGTCACCGAGCGCAGTCGTGCCGGACGAAAGCAACGCATCAACCTCCGTGTTCATGCTGTCATACTCGCCCTGCAAGCCATCCAGAACGGCATCGATTGCCGACGTCACGTCTGCTATGTCCGTGTTGGCGGACGCCAGAAGTGCATCGAGTTCGAGAGCGTAGTCTTCGTACTGCAATTCCAAGGCGTCCAGGTGTACCGTTTGATTTGCCGCGAAGGCCGACAGATCGGTGTCGGACTGAGCGAGGAGCGTCTCGATCTCGATCAAGTGCGATGTGTAAGCGATCTCCAATTCAGCCAGCTTGGCAGCAAGGTCCGCCAAAAACGTCGCAAGGTATCCACTCTGATCTGTCAGTAAGGACTCAATCGTCGTCGTACTGGCGGCGACATTCGTCTCCAAGTCGCCGAGCTTGGCGTCCATCTCTGTTAGCTTTGTGGTCGCCTCGGCCGCATCGAGGACAAGCTGAGTCTCGCTTGAATCGATCAAAGCGTCGACTTCGTCCATGTACGTTTCGAGATTACCCAAGTACAGGTTTAGATGTGCTGCGTGGTTTTCCGACTGTTGCTCGAACTGGTCGTGACTTGTTTCGAGCATGGTACACCAACTGTCAATGACGTCGTTGTACCGAGTCGTGTTATTGGTATCCGCGATGTTTTTCTGCCGAACATATTCTTCCAGAAGCGACTGAAGGATCATCCAGTTCTGAAGCGACTGGCGAGTCATCGAGTAGTAGGGCGTCGGGGGAACCGTAGTGGCGTCGTAAGTGATATCGGTAATCTGCCACCCCTGCGCGACGAGCCAACCAACAGAATCGGAAGGAATCTGCGTGATGTTCTGAGTCACCCACCATGCCGGCGAGTAGGGAGTGCCCTGGAGTTCATGGGCGATTGCATACTGGCCACACGGTTGTTCCGGGACTGGATGACCAGTTGTTTCTGGTACTGGATCGGCCATGACTATCTCCAATTACCGCTGAGAGTCGCTTCGATCGAAGAACTTTCGTAGGCCCAACTGCCTTCGCTGGATAGCCATAATACCACAAAAGCCGCTCGCACCCGCGGATACGACCGATGCGACCGCCCCGCCGACCAAGTTCCTGTGGCAGACACGTAGCTCGAATAGCTGCCGCCGGCCAATGCCGCCGTGATCGCGGCCTTGCCATTGGCCGCCGCCGCCTCGGCCGTGTCGCCCGTCACCAGCCGCCACGTCACGTCGGCGCTGCCTGCGGCGATATTCCCGTGCAAGTGCAGAACTCGCCCGAAACTGTTGGCTTGCCCGAGCTGCAACGGACCAATCAAAACATGGCTGTCCGTCTCGGACCTGTCGAACGGCCAGAACTGCTGGCGAGCCGTGTCGTAGAACCAGGACGGGGCGTCCGTCAAGTGAATGTAAACGCCGCGATCGGCGTGATTGTAGTCCAGCACGCAAGCGGCATCGACCACACCGGTCAATTCTTCCGGGATGCGATCTTCCGATACGGGAGCCAAACCGCTTCCGTCCGCGCCCACCGAGTACAAGCCATGCGACGAGAGGAAGTAAACAGTGTCGTGGTTCACGCACCACGCACTCGCTCCGACAATCCCGATTTCATCGCTGACTCGCCGCAGGGCTCCCGTCGCCGGGTCGCCAGACAACACCCAGACTTCGCCGGCCGTGAAGCAGAGCAGGTAGGCGTCTTTGTGCGGAACGACGGTTACGACGTCACCGCCAACGGCATCGGCCAGCGACAGTTGCAGGAGAATCGGGCGTCGCGTATCGGAAATGTCGGTACTCAACGATGTGTCCGCAGCGTCCCCCTGGCGAGCCGCCGTGATCGCATTGTCGGCGAAAGTGATCGCGCGATCGCGATAGACTGGATCGGCCTTGGTTCCCGCCGCTTGAGCAACCCAGGAGCCGCCTCGAAGGCGATTGGTCAAGGAGTCCTCAAGCCGTACGTTCATGCCCCAAGGCGATGGGAACGGCCCCTTGCCGAAAGTCGAATCACGATTCCCGAAGCGTCTCACAACGCCTGTCAGCGGGAACTGAAGATCCAACGTCTTGCGGCGCATCGGCGAGAACTCCCTAAGTTTCGTCCCGCGGGGCAACAATGTCCATCGCATCGAACTGGACTGCATATCGTTCCAACAGCGCCTCGTCGTGACCCTTGAACGGGTCGCCTCCTGCGTCAATCACCCGTAATTTGTCGCGGTACTCTTCTGGCACCCAGTGCTGATAGCGAGGAACCACGAGGATTATTCTGTCTGCCCACTGATACAGCATGTCGCGAGTTTTGCGGCTGGTCGTGGTCATCCCAGCCGCAAGCGTTTCGTGCCCAAACTTTTTTTTCAGTAACCACGCCAGCACTACGCTCCGGCTGTTTCCCTTCTGACACAGACACAGCACCTTCATTTGGTTGCCCCCTTTTGCTATCTGGACATTTTTGCCAGCCTCTACAAATCCCTCTATGTCAAACTTCGTTCCATGCCCAGTTTGGATGCGATAGATGCGTCTCTTGGAGTCCCATTCACGTTTTTCAACTTCAATCACATCTCCTTTTTTTGCCGAAAACGCACACTGGGGTTCCGACGCTATGTCTTTGGTAGCTACTAATCGTACGCTCATGGCTTTTCTTTCCTTTGCTGCTGATACCAAAAGTCCGGTTATTCCCAATCTGGCACTGGTGAGAAATGTTCAATCAGCCACGAAAGCGGACGTTTCGCCCCCGGCCAGTTGTCTTGCAACCACAACTCTCGCGAATGCTTACGCGCCGCGTCAATGTCACGTTGGGAAATCGGGTACGGCCAAGACGATTCGCCGTTACTGCCGAAGTTGCCGGTTCGGAAAAGATGGGCAATCCAAGTCTTGAGCGAAGTGACCATCCGACCCCCGGACAGCCACGACTTGCACGCCAGTTCCGTCCCGTATTGTCCCCACGAGCCATGCCCTTCATCCATCCCGCCCAGTTCCCAGAATCGCTCCCGCTCCATCAGGAAGCAGCAGCCTATGCAACTCATCGTTTCGACAAGGCCCGTAGGCTCTTGCTCTTTGAACTCGGGACGGTGCCTGTACCCCCGCCAGTATTGAAAATGCAGCGAGCGATCGAATCGCCATGAAACCGTCGGAGCGTATTGAAACCGTGGCTGCCACACCATCGCCATCGTGAAGTCAGTGCCCTTGCACTCCGGGCATTCCTTTGGCTTCGCGCCCTGATACACCCGTTCTCCGCAGCCGTTGCAATGCCAGTCGAAGACGTGCAGCCGGTGCATGGACGGGATCATGGTCACGTCCGGTTGCATGTCGGCTAGCAGCTTCACGTCGAAGCCCTCGTCGGTACTGCAATGAGCATCGAGCTTCATCACGTACTTGGCACGACTGAGCATCGCCCCGGCGTTTGTAGCAGCCCGTTGCCCGATCGGCTCGCTGAAGTGGATCATTTGGAGTCGCGGATGATCTACCAGCGGCGGCTCCGGCCAATAGCCATCCGCAACTGCAATCACTTCGGTAAATTCGCCGCTGTGTGCCAGCACGTCCTCGACCGTGTGCCGCATGAACTGCTCGTTGCGGCCGGGGATGATCACCGACAATGCCTTAGCTTTCGACACGATCTTGCCTTTGCTGTTGATACCAGAAGTTGCGGTTCGTCTTTCGCGTCAAACCGTGAAACAGCCCCTTCGGATCGGCGTCCACATCGCCCAGGTACTTGCCGTTGGGGAACATGAAGATCCGCGGGCGATGCACACAGACTTTCGCGCCCGTGGGGTCGAACGTCCGCCACACGCTGCGAAAGGCCCGGTCCTCGCCCTGCGGGTAGGGTTTCTCGACCAGATCTTCCCGGTAGCCGCCCAATTCCCAGAACAGATCCCGCCGCATCGCAAAGTTGTTCGGCAGTGGTCCGATCTTCAATCCCTTCTCGCGCGGCAGTCCGTACTCGGCCAGAGCGTCACGGTCTTGAGTCAACACGCCGTTCGGGTCCAGCACGCCGAACTCCCGGACGAATTGCACCTTCAAGCCGTCAAAGTTCCGAATGAAGTTGATCGCGAACCGCGGGACGATGTGATCGATATCGAACATCAACAGGTACTCGCCCTGGGCAATCCGGGCTCCAGCGTTGCGGGCCAGCGCCCACGTCCACGGCCGCTTGTCGTTGGTGCGGTGAATCGTCACCGGCAAGCTGGACGTGTTCTCGATCGGCGGGTCACTGCCGTCGTCGACCAAGATCAGCTCGGTATCCGCCGGCAAACCCATTCGCTCGAAGTGCAAGAGCTGACGTCGCACGACTTCGTGCGAGTTTAATACGGGGATTATCAAACTTAGCTTGATCACGATCCTAACCCAGCCCTTTCCGCTCCACGCTGCCAAAACGCGGTCGGCTCCATGTCCCGCGTCACGTACCACGGGTCGATCCGGTGGCAGTGGGTGTAACCATCGACCGCCTTAATCACGCCGGACATTCCGAACGAACAGTAGTCGTGAACCAGTACCAGCCCGCCTGCGCGGACCTTCGGAGCCCAGCGAATGATTCCCTGAACGCAAGCGTCGAACGTGTGGTCGTCGTCGATGTTCACCGCGTCGAGCGAACCGTCCTCGAAGTCGTCCACCGCGTCGAGGGAAGCCTTCCGGAGAATCGTGAAGCCGTACTTCTCGGCGTGAATCATGGCCGCAGCGTAGATTTTGTCCTGACTCTCCTGGGAGACCCGGTGATAAGCCCGGTAGGGATCAATGCAGGTGAGTTCCAAGTCGGGAATTCGCTCGCGCCAGAGAATCGCTGAGTGCCCGTAGCGGGTGCCCACTTCGACCATCCTTTTCACCCCCATGTCCCGCATGACGAGGGCCAGGGACTCGCGTCCCATCCCGCTTCTTCCTGTTCGCTGGAGGGATGTCGCCAGAATCGGCAGGTTATCCAGTCCACCTTGAAAGCGGAAGTGTTTCTCAAGAGCTTTTCGTAAGTCCAGCACGGCGCTCCTCCTCGATTCCTTGGTTGTAAAATTTCGTGATGTCGGACGCCCGGCCCCAGATCGGGATATCCCACGCTTTGAGTTCGCCAGTTTTGCGTTCCAATCCAGGCGTGTCAATGTAGGTTTTGGACAAGCCTTGCGGGTGGCAGAGGTTAACCATTGGTTCAATGCAATACCACTCGACACGCTTGCGGCGCGTTACCCGCAAATTTCTTTCAACCGTATCCCGGCCAATCTCTCCACCGAATCTGCTCCCGTCTGGATACTTAGCCTCTCGTTCTTCGAGCGCCTCGATCACCAATTGTCGAGGCCCGATCATGGTAAAGTTGCCATGCCGACGAATCGCCGAGAAGAACGGCTTCTCCAACCATGAAAACACGGACCATCGCGACATGTCGTAAGCTACGGCGTCGTCCGGCGGCCGGAAGTCGCTGAAGTGCCTAGCCGGATACAGCGTGTCGTCCTCCGCCACGGCCACGTACTTTGTCTCGGCCAGTTTTGCGCCACGCAACAATTGGACATACACGTTCCAATCCCAGAACGGACCAGACTGGATGAGGTACTTCGTGTTCGCCCGGCGCAAGTCCATCACTTCCTTCGAGATGATCACCAGCGGCCTGTCCTCGATCGCCCGCAACAGATGCCCCATGTGGAAATTTTGCCACACATGGGGCATCTGGTTGACGGTCAGGTAAATTACGGTCAGGTCGGACATGGTTACGTCGCGGACGGTGAACTCGAAGGTGAATCGGACGGTGACGAAGACGGCGAGTCGGATGGGCTCGTCGAGGGCGAGTCAGACGGTGACGTTGACGGCGATGTTGATGGCGAGTCGGACGGAGAAGTCGACGGGCTGGTCGAGGGCGACGTCGAAGGTGAAGTCGACGGGGAACTCGATGCCGACGCGGACGGAGACGACGAAGACACGACCGTTCCGACGTTACCAGACAAAATTTCCCATCGGTAAGTGGTTGCTGTCAGTGAAACGCTAATCAACGACAGCATGTCGCTGGCGTCCGCGAACGTAGCTTCCGTTTCCAGAGCCACGTTCAGACCGGCGGGAGCCGTCACCACAGCGTTGCCGCCGCCGTCTGTCTTCAGTCGCAAGACGAGCCGAATACCCGGCTTGGTCGGATTGGCGAGCGTCCGGGTTTCACCGGAAGCCCCCGTCACCATCTCGCAAATCTGCAAATCCGCAGCGGCGCGAATGATTCCAGCGTTGCCGGGATCTTTCAGCAGCTTCGGCCCCTTGTAAAGATCGTGGTGGATTCTGTGAGCAGGAGTTGACATGAGGAACCCTTTCTAAAAGGAGGAATAGGTGCTAGTTGCACCCGAGGAACGTGTTTGCGGCCCTAAGCCAGAGTGACGCCTGTGTTCCCGGACTCCAACTCCCAACGATACGTCTTGGGCGGCCCGGCCTCATATTCAACAGAAATCAACGACAAGAGGTCGCTCGCATCGGCGAATCGAGCAACCGTGTCACCGTCGACATTGAAGCCGTTTTCAGCCGTTACCAGGACATCCCCGCCGTCGGTCATGAGTCTCAGCACGAATCTGATGCCGGGCTTCGTGGGGGCGACAAGCGTGCGGGTCTCGGCAGCCGCCGAAACCATCTCCAGGATTTGGAGATCCTGCGTAACGCGAATCTCGCCGCCGTTGCCGGGGTCCGGCATGGATTTGTCAACGCGGTACAAGTCGCTGTGAATGCGGTGTTGAGACATGGGAGGAACATCCTTTCTTGAAAGGAAGAGGAAAGGGGTAGCTTAGCCGGGAGTGTCCGGCGTGTCGATATAGGCAGTGATCGATCCCGTCAGCGTGTCGCCGCCCTGCGCGACGACTACCTTGATTCGTTCTTTCAGGACTTGCACGGCTTCCGAAGGAACCGTTCCGGCGGCTCCGTCCGTCACCTTATTCGGAAACGCACGCGGGTAGAACCATTCGTTATCGCTCGGGCTATCGGTCAGGATGGCCACGCCAGATGTTTCGCCGGTGATCACCAAGTCGGCCCCGGCGTCCAACGTGCCCTTGGTGTACTTGATCGCGTGAACGCGCCCTCGCAGTTTCGTCCCGAGGTAAACGGTCGCGGCCCCGGCGGCGTCCGTCACGATAGCAGTTGAGACTTCGATGATCATAAAACGTCTCCGTCGAGAGTAAGAGTTCCCATTCGCATCGCGCGGGCCGTGTGGTCACTGTCGCACACGCCAACATGATAACCTTCGCCGCGCGGCGAGTCAGGCCCAAGACTGGTGGGGACAGATTTTTCCAGGTCGGCCATGATCGCCAACGGCAAAAGTTCCATGAATCGCTTGGTGTGCCGCCCCTCTTGCTCCTCGAAGTTGCGTTCGGCAGCCGCCAAGCACGCCTCGATGATGATCTGAGCCAGTGTTTCGCCGCCAACCGGGTACGGATTATTCGCGTCGATCATCGTCGGACGCAGGATCATGGGAACCTTGAGCACGTAGGCGGCATCCGGCGTCGGATAGAACGCCAGTCGCTTGCGAGAACCAACCGTAGGATCGAACTCGACCGTCCGAACGCTGTAGTAGATCGGACGGTCGTAATACGGGTCACCTTGCGCCGTATGGCGAATCACATTGTCATGCCGCTGCCGAACTGGCGGGTAGAAGTCTGATTGTCCCGGCTCGTAGTGCAAGTCGCTATCGTCCGAGATCGCCTCGAACGCCGCGGGCAAGTCGTATTCCTGTCTCCCAAGTTCATAAGCCGACGCCGCTGCCACCGCGACCGACGTATCTTCCAGCGTGATCTGCGTGTTGCTGTCGCGAGTGTTTACGTCGTAGTAGTTGTCGTCGATCTTCAATACTCCCACGGCCGCCCAAGAGGGAAACGTACCGCCGACGAGTGTCACGATGCCTGCCGCGACAGTGATCGTTCCCGTGGCATAAGGGGGCGTCGTCGTGATCTCGGAGATCGGGCGGAAGAAACTCCACGCATGCGCCGTGTAGACGTCGTGCAAGCCGTCCCGGATGCAATCCAGAATGTCTGACGTTTGATCGGTACTGAACCCGCTCCGTATCCCGAACAGGTAATGGCCGACTCGTTCGAGCAAAGTCGAATAGCTGATGACCATCCCGTAGTCATCGGCAACCGCCGGAACGTCGAACGCGATGTAGATCGTGTCGCCATCGAAGACGAACTCGATGTACGCGGTATAGGAGACGTTGACTTCCGCATCCAGCGTGTACTCATACGTGCCCGTGGCGGGCTGAGTCATGTTCGTGCCGTCAGCAACCACGACTCCGCTGGTGTCGTTTCGCTTGATGCCGAACGTGCCGGTCGGATCGGAGAGCTTGGCCGAGGTTACGTTAGTGAGAACGCCAGCAACCTTGAACGTCTGGGAAATAGTCCGATCCATCATCTCACCTGCGTTTCTTCGAATACGTAGTTAGCACTTCCTGCCGAACGGAATGTCACGTTAACCTGCCGTCCGCTGTCGACATCCACTCCAGTCGCCTGCATGGTGAAGCACTGGACCTCGATCGTTATGATAGCATCTTCGGCACTGGGACTTGCACTAGGCGATGACGACAACGATGCGCTGGGGCTCGTACTGGGTGACTCCGAAGGACTGCTGCTAGGCGACGCAGACGGCGATAACGACGGCGAACTCGACGGCGAAGATGATTCCGATGCGGATGGCGTCGAAGAAGGCGAGGCACTGGGGCTGGAACTCTCGCTACTTGACGGGCTGCTGCTGGGCGATGCGCTCGGTGAACTGCTGGGCGATGCCGAGGGCGACGAGGAAGGCGACGAGGAAACAGAAGCCGAGGGTGAACTTGATACGGATTCGCTTGGGCTCGCGCTAAGGCTGCTCGACGGACTGGCACTTGGTGATTCCGAAGGACTGGCACTGACGCTAGCGCTCGGCGAGGAGGAAGGCGAATCGCTTGGGCTTGCGCTGACTGAAGCCGATGGCGATTCCGAAGGTGACGACGATGGCGAACTTGACGGCGATTCACTTGGACTCGAACTGACACTACCCGATGGACTTGTACTAGGAGACTCTGAAACTGACGCTGATGGACTGGCGCTGGGACTGGGACTCGAACTCGGAGACTCCGACGGCGAGCTTGATACGGACGAAGATGGTGTCGAGGAAACGGACGTTGATGGCGAAGTGCTGGGGCTGGATGAAACCGATGTGCTCGGCGTGGAACTGACAGATCCTGATGGCGAAGTCGATGGCGAAGAAGACGGCGCGCTGCTGAAAATCACGTTCGCATTGTTGTTCCCGCCGTCCGTCGAATTATTTCCGCAGTACAGTTTCCCGCCGCCACTGACCGAGCAGCGTGAAATCGAAATGAAGTCAACTTCGATATCGACCGATGTGCTGATCGCCCAGCCGCCGGTCGATGTGCCCTGGAGGGTGATAAGGTTGCCGCTGGTTCCACTCGGCATTCCGTTCACACCGCCCGTGATCGTGGTCGTAGTGCCGTCAGTAAACTCAAGCACCTTGGCCAAACCGCCTGTCGCAACGAGCCGTGAGAAGGTGTTGTCGCCGCTGAACGTGATCTTGTTCGCAGCTCCCGCACCGCCGGTTGCGAAGCTGACATTCGGGAACGTCGAGCCGCCACCGATGAATGTTTTGTCGTTCGCAGATGTGTCTGAGAGATGGATCGTGCCCGTACCGGTAATCGAAAATCCAGCGGGCTCTGAGTTTGTCACCGGTGTGCTGGTCGCAGTCAACGTCAATGTCTGGCTGCCCAATGCCAAGGTCTTCGTTCCGACACTGGTCACTAGGTTTTTGAAAGTCGCAGAGTTGCCGTTCAGATCCAACGTGCCATCTATGAGTGACAACAAATCGTCCGAAGTCAAAGAATCTTGCAGCAGCCACGAACCGCCGGCACCCTGCACACCCAGCCGCCGAATCGTCTTACCGGCAGTCGTGATCTGGTTACCGGTCGCGGTCGATAACAAATTGATTCGACACTCCGAAGCCAATGTCAGCGTCATGCCCGAGACAAGTTTCAAACTGCCGCCGCCCGCGTCACCAATATTCAGCAGGCGACTCAGTCCGCTGAAAACTAATGACTGCGTGCTGTAGTTCGTCAGGTCCAGAGACCGACACGCTGAATTGACGTTGATCGTCAGATTGCCACTCAGCCCGTCGACACGGGCCACCACGTCGTCCGCTGCTGTAGGCACGGCCAATTCATCCCACGACGCCCCGAATGCGTAATCGCCGCCGATGTTCGATATTGTTCGCGTTGCCATATCCAGATCGTCCGCAGTCAGTGGCGCAAAAGCACGCCTCCGGGGGCGCAAAAGCACGCCCCCGGAGGCTACGCGATGTTTACAGCATTTGGGCTCCGCCCCACCAATCGAGCTTGACGTTCAACGCCGTATCGCCGGCATGGTCCTTGGCGCCAATGATGGGAGCCAGGAACACGTCGTCCGGGAAAGTCGCCGCATCGATCTCCGCCGTCGTCAGCCGGGCCGGCGTGATCGTACCACCGGGCAAGGCGTTGTTGACGTAGAACTCAACCGTCTTGGGATGGGCACGATAGCGGAACCCAACCTTGACGTAGGTATCGGCCACCATCGTCGCCAAGGCGTTCAGCTTCGTCTTGGTCGCTCCATCCTGGTACGTTTGACCGTCCGCCTTGTATGCCGCATCAACCGCGGCACCCTCGGCAACCAGCTTGACGAACCCCAGGAAGTTCCGATCGGCCAGGGCATTGCCGTCCGTGAACAGCAGGTCGGTTGTGGCCATATCCACTTCACCGAGCCCAACGCCCCAATTGAACTTCGCGGCCGTGATGGCGCTGACCGCCAGCCGGGCCTCGAACACGAGATCTTTGTCGGCCAGCTTGAACGGCGCGCCGAGTCCGCGGCCCCATTGCAGGACCGCCTCGTCGTTGTCCGCGTTGCCGTCCAACGCCAATTGCACCAATCCCTTTTCGGTGGCCGTGTCGGCAATCTGCTCGACCGTGCAGCCAGCACCTTCAAGGATCTTGTACGGACCCTCCAAGGTCGATGCCTGGAACGAATGAAAGTGGTCGAAGAACCCAAAGGCGGGATTCCCGCTCGGCGTCTGCCAGGTAGTTCCCAGCGGACTCATTGCGGACGGAGGGGCAAAACCTTTCCAGAGTCGCCCGGAAAGAAGCCTGGAATCGAAATCGTCGAAGGTCAGTAACATGATCATCGTTCCTTGTGATAGCGGGAATTCTCAGCTAAGGGTGAGTGATGTCCCTGAATTGGAAAATGGCGGGCGACTGTTTACGTCGCGCCCGCCAACGACGGTACGGAAGAAACTACGTGGTTTCCGTGACGGTCTCCGTGCAGTAACCCCGGAAGTTTGCCCGGCGGTTGTAACAGACGACCTGCAACGAATCGTCCATGCAGCGGACCCGAACATTGCTCATCTCGGGATGCTGGTAGGGCTTTCGCTTGCGCTGGCTGCGCCCGGATGCGTAGTAGCAGTCGAACGTGTTCCAGTCGACACCCAGAACAATCCCGTCCGTGCGAACATTCGCGCTGGCGGAGTTTGTCCAGGCCGGCACCCACGTCATCGGCACACCCCGAATGAAGACCGAACCGCTGTGTGCGGCCAAGTCGTCGCGGATGTTGTCGTTGCCCAACTGCAACAAGCGGCGAGCTTGCGCAATTCGGCTGTGCGTGGTCAGCAGTTCCCAACGGTGGTTGCCTTCCGGTTTGATGTCCGACCGTTGAACCGGCGGCTTGAACGTGCAAAGGTCCATCGAGTTGATGACCTTCTCCACGAAGTCGTCTCGATCGACCACCGTGTATGGGAACGTCCGGTTGCGCCACTGGTCATACGTGGCGCAGGAAATTCCACCAACACCGTTGCTGCCCCAGCCCAACGGTTCGAATCCGTCGAAGCCTTCTTCGGAGTTATTCTCCGTGGTGCTGTCATCCGTTGCGGTAATCCACCACAACAGCGACACGGGCGGGAACGGCGATTGTGTCGGGCTCGCCGGTCCAGGACCAAACATGAGATCTTCCATGCCTTCGAAGAAGTCTTGCATGAGTCCCTGCTCTTGCAGGTTCATGTAATCGACGATCTGGTCGGCACCCTTCTTGAAAATCTCTTCGTCGATGTCGTAGTGGTAGTTGGTGGTCGTAAGACCCCACTTCATCGACCCTTCGTCGATCACGTTCACTCGATCGGACGAATCCCGGTGATAAAGTCCAACAACCTGGAAGTTGGAGTTGTTACGAACCTTCAGCTTCCACTTGCATTGTGACGTCGACATTTCCTTTTTCATCGCCTTGTCGAACAGACGCGATGCGAAGTAATACTCTTGGAGCGGCGAAGAGATGTCTTGCCACTTCCCCATTGGGTACTTTTGTAGATACGACGCTACAAAATCATCAAGTTGTTCAATCCCGAGTGCCATGCGGCTACTCCCTTATGTGTAATGAACCCTATGCCTTTTCCAACTCTTCGTAGAGCCGTCGCATTTCATCCCGGACAGTTTCTGGCGGATCGGTCGGACGGGTCGTCCCGCCGCCCTGCCTGCCGTTGGACTGTTTCGAGATCTTGCGGGTTCTGGATTTCAGTTTGTGTTTGTCAAACTCTTCGGCGAACACCATCGGCGCTACGCGAGCCACCAAGGCGTCGAGTGCCGAGTCGCGACCCGTCAGCTTCTTCAAGCCGATCTGTTGGGCCTTGACTTGGACCAGCAAATCTTCCCGGCGCTGCAGCTCGTCGACGCTTTCGCTGCCGGTCTTGCCGAACAGCTTGGGCATGTCGAGAGCATCGACGGCGGAGTCAAACCGCTGTTCTTCCGCTCTGGCATCGGATGCGACAAATCGCGACTCCAAGGCTTCCAAGCGGGATTCGTAGTGATCGCGCATGCGCTCGAGTTCACCGACCAAGCGATCGTCGAACTCATCCGTGCTCAGCGCGACTTCATAGCGGCCATCGGAAGGTTTTTCAGAAGCCTTCGCTTCCTTCTTGCCTTCCGGCTTTGCGAACCGACCTTGCTCATCGCGAGCCTTGCCGGATTCGTCGGGCTTGCCGGGCTCGCTTTCGGCCAATGCCTTGCGGCCGACCTCGAGCGCGTTGCGGTCGAACAATCGCAACGCCCGTTCAACTTCCTCGCGGCTGGCGAAGTCGGCGAGTAATTTCTCGTCGATGCCATACGCGGCAACTTCAGTCTTCAGCTCGTCGTCCAGCCACTCACGGCCTTCCGGCTTGCCGGCATCATCGCCTTTGTCGGCGGGCTTCTCGCTGCCGGATTTCTCGTCGGCAGACGTGTCTCCTAACACTTGATCGGTTTCGGCGGCGAGTTTGCCGCTGTCGGTGGTTGACGATGCCGCGGTGTCGTCACCAGCGCGGTCGGCTTCCACGTCCGCGACGACCTTGTCGACGTAGGAAGTGATTTCATCGTGAGTCGCGTTGTCGGCCAATTCTGTTGGCATCGTCAATCTCCGTATCCGCCGTCTGCGTCATGCAACGGAATGGGACGCATTAGCCCCACTTCCTTGCGTCCACGACGGCTTGTGATTACCAGTTGTCCGTTGTCTTTGACCTGCACTCCCTGAATGCCGTGCCGCTTAATGGCTTCTCGCATTTCAGGAACTTGACTTTTCATGCAACCGAGTCCGTCAGAAATCAGCGGGTCGTGTTCGGTGTAAGTATTGGCCGTCATCGGCGGCCCGTCCAACCAGTTATCTTTACCGCCCGCCTGGAATTCCTGCAAGCTAACTTCCTTGCCGTCCAACTTGTAGGTGACTTTGTTACTCAAGCTGGTCGCCTCCCCATCGCAGCCTTCTGACTGCCGTTCTGTTGTGGCTTGCCGCCCAACAGCGACTGGATCATGGCCGCCGACCGGGCCTCTTGCGTGCCGCCGGTGGGAATGTTTCGCCGAACGGTCTCGCGCGACGTGACCGGCGATTGCCGGACGGTGTTTTGATCGCCGCCCAGCATGTCCGCGGGCGAGGCGAAGGTGATGAACCGCTTGAACTCGGGACGATTTTTCAGGCGGGCAATCTCGTCGACGATCGCTTCCGCGTCGAGCGTCGCGCCCGATGCCTGGAACATCGGCCACAGCGGGGCAATCTGCTGCAACACCTGGAAAAGCTCTTGGAGCTTTTGTTCAGGAGTCTTGAACACCATCGAGTACGGCTCGACCTTGAAGTCATAGTCCTCGAAGCTGCCGACCCGATGATCCGGCGTCCAGTTGGAGCGGACGTGGATACCAGAATTGCCAACCGGCATCGAAGATTGCAATTCAAGGTTTTGATCCTCCCACATCAACCGCCCCAGGTCCAAAATGCAATCCGACGCAAACGACACGACCGCCATCCGCATGTCGGCTTCGGAGCGGGACACCGCGCCGTGGATCAACTGTTCTTGGCCAACAGTGGCCGCCTGCGCGCCCAAGCCGCCCATCGCCAGCAGGTTCCCGGCAAACCGATCGTATTCGTCCTGGATGAACGTGGCCAGCGCCATGTCCCGCTGATCGACGCCGCCGAATTCCACCTGATTGATTGACTTGGGATCATTCAACCGGACCCATGAATTCCGTTCAGCAGTGCGAAGTTTCTCGGCATCATCGGCGGCGCTGGGTGGATACACGTTGATCACCCGATGGGCATCCGAATCCTTCTCCATTCGACGATGCAAGCGGTTCTGAAGATCGTGCATCCCCTTCAGGTTCACGGCCGGCGAGGCCGGAATCACGTTGTCCGGTACGTTGCCCAGGGACAGGAACTTGTAGGGGCCGGCTTGGCTGCCCGTCCAGTCGCGTTCGATCAACGGCGGCAAGTCCTGATCGACGGCCATCGTGGCGACCGTGTTGTTTTCCGCGATCCACAAGTCTTGCAACCAAACCATGTCCTTCAGGTCGTCATCTTCGGCGTCCCCTGAGCCGATCTCGCGGGCCGCGCCGGTAGTTTCCTGTTGCGTGCGTTTGGTCGATGTGAGTTGATCCTTGACCTTCTTGTCGTAGCCCGGCTCGTCCATGACCTTTTCGTAATCGGCGCGATACCGATGCCCGCAGTACCGCATCTTCGTCAGTTCCTTGGCCGACATATCGAGAATCAGGTCGTCGAGCGAAACCCGATTCAGCCACGGCTCGCCCGGATCAAGCCAGACGTCCTCTTCGGATTCCAGGAGCCCGTGGAACCGGGTGTCGGTGTCTCGCATCATCACGACGCCGCAACCGATGCAAAAGAATGCGTCCAAGACGATCGCCCGGAACGTGGCATCGAGGGCCATGTCGCCGATGAGCTTGTTCAGGTTGACCTCGAACCGCATGGCGAAGGGCCAGTTCTCGACCAGCGGCGTCGAGACCATGACCTGGGGATTGTTCGCGGCCAGGGCGATCGTGTAGATGCGAGCCGTCTGGTTCATCAGGTTGACGAGCGTCTTGTTGCGAGCCCCGCCGTCGCTGTACCAAGACCCGGTGTAGTCGCGGATCAGTTCCTTACGGATGCGGCGAAACGGTTCGAGCGACTCTCTAGAAGTCTTGACGGCTTTCAGCAGCCGGCCGCGTTTCTCTTTGTCGTGCAGGTCGATCATCTACAGCCTGTAAACGAAAAGGGGGCGGCGGTATTGCGCCAGCCCCCTAAGGCTGCGATGTTAGGGCATCTCGGCGGGGATCAACCGCCTATGCCTTGTCGAGCCGACGCCTACGCGCCAGCCCCCTTGGGTTTCGGTACTTTCGGATCGTGATTTTCGACGGCGGATGTTTCCGACGCTTTCGTTCCGTGATCTCGCAATCTCTCCATAGCTTTTGCGTGATCAGGATGCAATTCAATCGCCGCCAGTGTTCCCTTGACGTGTGCCAAGTTCAACGCCGCTTGCGTGAACTTCAACGCCTCGTCAGGTTTGCAGTTTGTACGGACCATTGCCAGTAAGTTTCCAATCGCCACGTCAATCTTGTCTTTCATCGGGTTCTAGCTCCGAATTAGAAGTTTACCACGTCCAGTAATCCGAACTCAGGTCCGCCTGAATCCACTCGCAGCCGCTCCTGTTGCTCTCGCCACAGGAAGCTGCCGTACTCAGGATTCTCGCCAGTTGACTTGTCGCTGTCAACGTGATCGCGATTGGTGCCCTCCGAGTAGATCAGCCACGACACGCCACTGGCAATGCAACGGTCGGCGTGTGCTTTCTCCTTCGAACCACGGTTTTTGGTGGGCATGTGGATCAATTTGCCCTTGTCCCACTCGTACTCGCCGCACTCGACAATCATCTCTTCCGACCTGGGAACATACCGCCCGGTTTCCATGCCCAGGGCTAATTGCTCGAACAGATCCGCCTTGTCGGAATCCTTGCCGTTCCACCAGCCTGCCTTGCGGGTTTTCCGCTTTGAACCGATTTCCGGAACGTCCCGATAGTACACGTTGCCGTAGTACAGGACTTCCAAAATCTCCTTGGCAAACGGCCCGATCATGCCGCTGTCTTCCCAGCCAAGAAAAGCATTCCGCAGCCACATGCACAGCCCCACGACGACGCGCCCAAACTTGCTAGCGGGCATTCCCTTGACCGTGTACTCGAGTACCTGCTCGCCGGTCCGATCGTCGATGCCAGAAGCGCAGGAATTCGACGAGTACGCGCCGTCCGAACCCATGGCCACGTCGCAGCCGACCGTGAACGGTCCCAGCGGCGGCATGTTGTCGATGCCCGGCTTGAACCACAACTTCAGCTTGCCGCCTTGACGGGGAATCAGCCCCTTGAGCTTCAGCGTCTCGGAGTCAAACACCGGGTCTCCCTGCCACACGGGCGGCTTGCACTTGTCGTGCTTCATCCGGTCGAGCAGCTCGGTCTCGAACGCCTTGCCCACGGCTCCGCGCGGGTCGCGGTCCAACTGGCTGGCGATCAGCCGCGGAGTCGACGTCGGTCGCAGACATCGCATGTCGTACCAAGGGCTTCTGACGATACCTTCGAACTTGAACCCCTTACGCTCAAGTCGAACACGCAAGTCCGGACTCTTGGCATGGTAGGCATCGACCGCCGCCTGATCTTCCGGCCTTGTCGCAACCGGCTTGCCGTCGCGAACCACGTACGAGTATTTGCCGTGGATCGGGTTGTCTTTCCAGTCGAGGACCAAATGCACGCCGTTGCGGGCGCTATCTGGGTTCTCGCACGCCTCGTGAAACACTCCGCTATCGGCGTATCGAGCACTCACCAGCCGCAGACAGTTGGTTACGTCGTGCAGCGACTCCATGACATCCACGTCCTTGCCGCCGGCGATGAAGTCCTTGGCACCGAACTCGTCGCATGTGAACACTGTGGCCCGGCCGCCGGCCGCCACGTCCTGCCCCGCGGCATAGCCCGCCAGCAAGGCTCCGTTGGCCGGATTCGTGAACGTGTGCTGCGATAGATTGCGATGCTTGCTCATCTCGAAGCCTTCCGGAACCATCCAGAAGGGAAGTTTCTCGATCGCCCAAGCGACCTTCCATAATACCGTGTTCGAATCGGTCTTCGAGTCGACAAGATCTTCGTTGCGGGTCACGTAACCTGCCGAGAACATCCGATCCCGCAGCCAGCGGCGAAGGTCGATCCACAGATAACCAAACGTCCCGCCCTGGGCTCGAGCCTTGTCGAGCAGAACGTCGATCGGCTTTTCTTCCCGCTCGGCGTCGTCAACCGCCTGATCCATCTTCAGGAAAACTGCCTCCTGATGTGGCCACGGGATGAATGGCCTGAGTTTGACTTTGGCTCGCGGCTCGTATGACCACATGCAGAACGCCATAAAAAAAAGTAAGTCATCCATGCACGCCTGCCACAACGCCTCGCGGAACCGAACGTCTTTCAACGCCCGTTCGCGGCAGGCGATTCGCCAACGCAGATTCGCCTCGGGATCTTTTGGGTAGTTGACGTAGAAGGGAGTCATTGCATAAAAAACGCCCGACCGAAGCCGAGCGTTTCTTCAAGTCCGAGAGGATCGGAAGTAGTTTCAGCGAGTTAACACGCCCGACCGAAGCCGAGCCCGCGACCGAGCCCGCGGCCAAGGCCGCGCAAGCCGCGACCGATTGCACGCAGCGGACGACACGCCACGTCGTCTTGCTGGTTGACGCCGGGCGGATCGATGGCAACCGAATCGGCCAACGGAGTCATCGCGAACAAGGCACACACACACACGACGGCGATTAGGAGATTCTTCACTTGGATCACCTTCCTTCTGGGTTAGAAAAACGATTCACGTTCACGTTACCGACGAATTGTTGCCGATCGGCCGGCAGAACGCAAGATTGACCCGTCAGATGAACATCGAAAAGATCAACGGCGCAATGGCAATGAGCTTCTGAAACCGCGTCAGATTTGGGTTGCCGATGATCTCCAGGATCTTGAACACGACGGTAATGTCAAACGCGGACTCTTCGAGGTTCGCTGACTGCGAAAGAGCGGCGGCGACATCATCGACCAGCTTGGCGTAGTCTTCCAGCTTGCCGCCCTCTTGTGCAATCTTCGTCCATTCGGACGTCAGGGCATCCTTGAACGGGGACCATTCCGATTCGCTGCCGCCGATCGATAGAAACAGATTCAGCGAATCCTGAACACCCTTCTTAAGATTTTCCGGCGTGGTATACAGTGCGTTCGGCGGACGGGACTTGATGGCGATGCCTCGAAAAAGCGGTGCGAGATTTTTTGTCATCTCGGGATCGTCGATCTGATCGACAACTTTCTTAATCGCCGCGACTCGATTCACGGTCACGGGCGGAGTTGTTCCAGGATCGGTTGGCGCGTCACCAACTTCGATCACGCTCACGCGACTGGCTTCGACTTGTCCCGATGGCAAGATCGTCAGCAGGTAGGTTCCCGGCGCAAAGTCAGTGATGTTGAGCAACGTCTTCTCTTTCGCGAATTGCGGAGCACTATCGCCCGCTTCAAGTTGCCATTCTTCGCACTCGCCGTTGACCGTTGCGAGTAACAATGCGATGCACGCCAGTAGTAGCATTCGAGGTTTCATAGGACTCGGCTTTCTCAAAAGGTTGGTTTGGGAACGATGATAAAATCTCGCCCGCGGATTTTGAATTCATTTCTGATCACTGGCAACCCGTTGATGATTTCAATCTTTAGGTCGAGTTGCAGCTTGTCGCCGGTTGGCGGTTGCGGATCTGGCGGCGGCGTTGTGGCGAACTTGCCTTTCCACGGGACGCCCACAGGCTGCCCGCCATACAGCGACGTGAGATGCGACACGCTGGGTGACTTCGGAATGCCAAACACCGGATCGCCAGTCGAGTAGCCAACAACCAAGTGATTCGAGTACGAGTACGACATCGGTTCTTGATGCGAGCCTTGCCCACTGAATTGGTGTTGCAGTTGAAGGGTGTGACCCAGTTCGTGGATCTTGAGCCCAAACTGCCCTTGAAATCCTGCCGTGTAAGACTGGTCGATGTGGAGATTAACGTGATCTCCAGGACAACCCTTGTCATCAGGAAACCAGCCAACTCCAATCACACTTCCGGGGATCGTCGGAAACGTGACGTGGATGTTGTGCTGCCCGTCCGGTCCGGTGAATACCGGATAAAGAATCACGCCCCAGCGTCGATACGTCTCTTCGGCGAAGTCGTTGACGACTTGCCAGAGCGGCTTTGCGCCCCAAGCGGACTTGAGCTGCGCCATCGTGAACGGAGGCCCTCGCGGATCTCCAGTCGGTCCCCACACTTTAGCTTTGATTATCGCTTCAAACTCTGCGTCAGTCAGCACGCGGTTCAGATGTGCGGGCCGGTTCGTATCCTCGTAATAAGCAACGGCATGAATTCCGGGATAGGCCGGATTGCAACCGGGTGGATAAGCTCCCTTGCCGGTCGCCTGCCCGACGATCGCTTCCGCCAATCCCAAATGCAAGTCTTGCAGCCGCTGCGCGTCGGCCTCACTCATCGACAGAGCGTCCGAGATTTCCCGGATCGGTACAGTCAGCAATTCCGTTTGCAACTCGTCCGGGAATGAGCATGTCAGCCCCTCGCCGATCTCGCGGTCGGCCAAGTCGGATTTGATCGCGTCATCGACCTGCATCCCGCGAATGTCGGCAAGTCGCACCCGCAAGATGCCTCTTGCATACGCCTGCTGAACTTCGTTCGGTTCCGCATTCGCCACCGAGGCGAACAGCAAGAGCGGGATGATGAGCAGGCGTTTCATAGGATTCCTTTTGAGTTGAAAGCGGACACGCCGCCCAGTCGTTGGGACACCGCGCGACGAAAGCCGCGAGATTGCGAGCAGGGCGGCGGTGTCCGAGAGCGATTGTTGCCGGATCAGCCCGAGGTGTCAATCGGGAACTGGAACCGCGTCGGCGTGACAGGCTCGTCGATCATGTTCGCCATCGCGTCCATGTCCTCTCTCGCAAAGTTCAGGCACTGATGCGTGCGCCACGAGTCGAGCGCCAACAGCCCCTTCATCATGCCGTTCTCGTCACCGTAGTAGCCGAGAAAGTAATGCTCGCCGTCGACTTCGCGGTGCAGGTATTGGCGGGAAGCAGTCATGCGAGCAGCCCGTCGCATAGGTCAGCATACTCTTGCTGCGAGCCATCGTAAGTGAACTGCATCAAGTAGGCGTCTTCGGTCGTATCTTCGTAGAAGTCCCGCAATACGGAAACGGCCCGGAAGCCGATATTCCGGAAGAACAACTGCGCGGCGAGATTCGTCTCGCGGACTTCGAGCAGGATGCGATTGCGCCGCTGATGCGATAACCTGCTCACCAACTTGCCCATCATTGCCTGGCCGACGGCCCGGCGGCGGAAGCTGGGATTCACCGCAAAGTTCAATAAATGCAATCGCGTCTTGTGCAATTCGTAGATCATGAAGCCGACGACTTGCTCTTCGAACTCCGCGACCATGCCGATGCAATTCCGCTGACGTAGGCAGCGCATGAAATCTTCTTCCGACCACCGGAACTCGAAACTTTGGCCTTCGATGTCGAGCACTTCGGGCATATCGCGTCGAACCATCCAGCGGACGTGCGTTACGATTGCATGGAATTCTTTCATCATGACAGCCTCTCCGCCTGCGGTAACGATGCCTTGTCGCAGCGCCCTTGAAGTATCTCGATATGTGCGTCGCTCCTGCCAAGCTTGTACTGCAAAGCCGCCAGCTCAGACTGAAGCCTCGCAACCTCGCCTTCCAAATGCAAAATTCTAGCGACTAACTTGTCTTCGCTTTCACCTTCCATCTGCCCCTCCGATCGCCGCCAACGAATTACTGCATCCACCCCCTTCGTGATCGCCAATGTCACAAGCGATGTCATCGCCGCAACAATCGCCAAATTCACGGGCTCGCTCAGAATCACTTGAGCCAGCATCACACTACCCTTTCGTAGACACAGTTCAACGAACGGCATTGTCCAACATCAGCAACCGATTGGCAATCTGACTTGTGACTATGGTGATTGCCTATATTAACACCCGTTTTTATAGCTCGTGAGGAATGGACATACAGATGGGACCCGTCGCGGGGACGGCCGGTCGCGGTTCGTTTTCCGGTGCGACCTCGCGCGCGCTTTCAATCGCAGTGCATCTCGTCCAGCAGCGAGCGAATGTCCTCGATCGCCATGCGTTCGCGTCGCACCTGGCTCGACTCATCGGTCTCGTACCCCATGCACTTGGCTGCGACGTCCACAAACTTCGCGTATGAACGTATCGAAGTCTCAAGCCAGCCTATGGCTGCGCGTGATGGCGCGGGCTCATGTGCCCTGTCCAGCCTCACCACCGTCTGGCCGGATCGCGATTCGTCCACCACGCACAGCCGATTGGCCTGCACCCAGGCGATCTCGGCGGCGAGCGAGGCATTCGCCGTCAGCGGCAGCCACGCCGCGGGCACGTCGCCGAGACCGCGAACACCAGAGTTTTCTGGGCTCGATGGTATGGACGGTGTGACTCGCTCAGTTCCGGCGAGGCCATTTACGGTCGATGACGACTCGCCGGGCTCTCGCGCGTGCGCCGATGACGACTCGCCTGGCGATGCGTCGCCGTTCGCCTCGCAACTGACCCCCGGCTGCCCTTCGCTGTCCGCTGCCTGGGGCAATGGCGGATAGAGTCGATCGACCTCGCCGTAAGCCCAGAGCTGTGCATCGTCCCGCTTCATGCCCTTGGCGCGGGCTTCCTTGATCATGGCGTTCTTGAGTGGCTCGACATCGCGCCAACGGCGTTCCTTGAGCAGTCGTTGTGTGACCGCGGCGACGAAGGCTTTGGGGTCGTCGGCTTCGGTCGTGGCGGTCGTCGCGTCGGGCTCGGCGACCGCAGCGGGGATCCCGGCATCGTCAACCGTCGATGTGCTGTCGTCGACGGCCGGCAGCTCGTCGGCGATGGCGACCGGCTCGGACGTCGTCTGCTCGACCTTCTCGACTGGATCCGCCGCGGGAGCTGGCGGCGATTGTCGTCTGGCCCTGGCGAGTGGCGATTGCGGGATTGGCGAGGCGACTGGTTGCATGTCGTGATGGTAGCGGGAGCGGGAGTGCGAGTGCAAGACGAGTGGGCGAGCGCGCATCGCATTCCAGGTGGCCGCCCTTTGTTTAACGTCGCGGCAATTGAGTCGGAGTATGTGACCACGTCACTGCTCGTCGTCCCGATGGTTTACATCCCTTTCGACGTGTGGCCGTGAGCTTCGCAAGGCTGTAGGCCATAAAGTGGGCTTCCTATCGCCCGGAGACTCGCGATTCGGACCTGTGCTTTCGCCTCGTGTCGCTTGGCATCGCGAGACGCCACTTCGAATTGTAACTGCGCTAGGCTGCTTGGCGCTCGATCCAGTCAATTCCTGCTTGGCGAGCCTCCGTGGCGTAATGGCGGCCGGCGGACGCAAAGACAATCTTGCGACCGTCCATCACGACAGCCTGCCATTGGTCGGTAAAGATCGGCTTGTCGTCGAGCGAACCGACAACGATTCTTTTTACTTTGAGCGTCATGTTGTTTCTCCTTCGCCGTGATTCTGACCGCCTGGCGGGCGTTGTGTCAAGCCGATTGTCCCGCGATACCACGTGTCCAACACTGTGCCACGTCCACGATCTGGCGTTGCAATTTACTGGATTGAGCGAACATTCCGCAGAATTCTGACGATATCCTACTTGACTCGCTTACGTGAACGACAGTAATATGGCACCGTGGCAATAAATGATGTGTGCCACGAATGAAAAACCAACAACATTTAGGAGTTTAATCATGTCTGCTGTATACGGTTCAAAGTGGGGAAGTGGTTTCAATGTCTCGGTCTGGATGGAACACGACGGTTCCACAGTCGAGACGTTCAATCTCAGTGACAGCACTGGTGATCATAAAGTCCGCTCGGCCAAGTTCCGCAAACTGCCGCCAGAGTTGCAATCAGCCATTAAGGCCGCCGTCGTCGTGGCCCGTGCTGAGTGTGACCAGAAGCTGACGGCCGTTCAAGTCTCCGAGGCCGCGCTCTCCCAAGTGTGGCGAGATGACATGATCCGCTACGACAGCAAACCGTGGGGTTATGCTGACCGAACATTGGCCGGAACCAACTACCAAGAAGCCAAGGACTGCGTCGAACTCGGCACCTATTTGGACCTTCAGTTTGGCAAGTCGATGGGTGGTCACGCTTACGACAGCCGCTTATCGTGTTACTACGGCTGCCTTATGGACGGCGGGTACGCAATCGACCGTCACGATGTCCTGGACAACAACCCATCGCTGTCTGTCCGCTCCCCGATGCTCGACACTCATACTCGGGAAGTCAACCGCTTCAAGGACAAGGTTGCTGGCCAGGATACGTTCATGCTCGACATCTTGGCAGATCCCGGCTGCTTCGGTGGCTTGGCAACGCTGGCCAAGGCCGCCACGGTCATCGATTCCCTGGAGTCGTTTGACTACGTGCCGTTGTCCGTCTGGATGGCTTGGTGGCGTGACAAGGGGGCCAGAATCGGCCAGCGTCGTGGCAATCAGATTGTTTGGGAAGACGGAGCGATAGAGGATATCCGGCCGGCCGATCAGCGTTACGCGGTCAACGGAGTCATTGTCAAGAGCTAAGCGACCGCCTAGCTCACCCCGCGGGCCGGCGCGTAATCCGGCATGGCCCCTTGTCAGCGGCGTTCACGGTCGCGGGGCTGAACACGATCCGGGTGTGATCGTGACTGACGGCTGACTCAGGAGTTAGATTTATGAAGAACGTGCAAAAGATCATCGACCTACTTGGCGGCGACGCCTTCCGACACGTCAAGCTGGAGTGCGGCGGGTTCATGCCGCTCAGCATCGAGCGCATCGGCACCTTTGGCCCGAACAACCTGCCCATGTTCAGCGTGTGCCACTACGGCGAGCAAAACGGTGACTTGATGGCGGACCCCGAGATAACGTTCGTTGTCAGCCGGACGCTGAAAGGCTGGTTGTGGACGCCGGTTTCGTTCCGCAACGACTACGCAGGCATCTACCAAGAGGGCGAACGCGGCGCGATGTGGTTCGACGAGAGCGGCAAGGCGTGGACTCGGCCGCGGCTTCTCAAAGACCTGAAATCGTTCGCGTCCCAGTGGGACCGCAACCTGAAGGCTCAAGGCTTTGTCGATGCCGCATTGAAGCTGGCCAACAGCATCGCGATCTTCGAAGGCTAACGAGTCCCAATCCATGCCGCCGCGCGCGGCATGGTCATAGTATCCGTTAGTGAACCTCGAACCCAAGGAGTTAACCCGTGTACCGGACACCCACGCAATACGTGCAGCATGTGGTCAACGGCGGCGACCAAGCCGACGACGAGACGGAACGCATAGACGAGACTCGCCGGAGCAAGATCGAACGGCCGAGCATCTGCGAATACGGATGCAGAGAAGTGTTCGATAAGACTAAGGGCGTTCGCCACGACTTGCCGAACAGCCCGCTGTTCTGCTCGACGCTGTGTGCGTACCGACATAAAAAGCGGACGCTGGCAAGGGCGGGCGTGATGATGAAGTGAATCGAGCCACTGGCGCGGCGTAGCGCCAACGGCGTGCCGACCTTGTTGGATCTGGGGTCGGCACGTTATTGGAACTATTTCACGCAATTGACCGCCAGCGGACAGACTGCTCTAATGCGTGCGTCGTATCCGAATCTCCCAACTAATCAAACACCCGCCGCGCGGATTCGCTTGGCCATTCTTGGCTATTCGGATACGACAACCGCGCGGCGGCATTTAATTGGTTACGAGATGAAACAACGCCAACTATTCGAAAAGCAGCGGGTTGAAAAGCGGTGTCCTCTCTGCAAGGAGATTAAGTCCGCCAATGAGTTTTCGACCAAGAAAACAGACGGTAGTTTGCATTGCTGGTGCAAGGTCTGTTGTATCAAGAAGTCTCGTGAATGGTATCACGCGAACAAAGATAAGCACCGTGAGTATCAAAGAAAATGGGCAGCCAAAAATAGAGATAAGACGCGAGCGAGAAATAAGGCGTACGCGCGTAGGCATCCAGAACAAATCAAGGAAAAGGACCGTCGTTTTAAAGAGCGGCGACCAGATTATTCGAGAGATTGGAGACTCCAGAAGATTCACGGGATAACACTTGCCCAATTCAATGACATGCTCTTCGCTCAGGGCGGTTCATGTGCCGTTTGTGGCACATCCTCGCCCGGAGCACATTTTAAAAACTTACTGGTTGACCACGACCATGACACAGGTATGGTTCGCGGCTTGGTCTGTAATGACTGCAATCTTCTTCTAGGACATGCAAAAGATTCGCCATCTCTCTTACACGAGGCCGCCGCTTACCTAGTGCGGTGGAACAAGCAATGAAAGTTATTTTGTACGCGAGGTTTTCACCTCGCCCACTTGCCTCGGAATGCGAATCGGTCGAATCCCAACTCGCCGAATTGCGAGCCTACTGCGTGCAGCACGGCCACGAAGTCGTGGGAGAATTTTCGGACAAAGCGCTGTCAGGCGGCAGCGATTGGGACACGCGGCCGGGAATGCTCGACGCGGCCAACGCCTGCACCCGCGGCATGGTGTTCCTGGTGCGGTCGTACGACCGATTGTTTCGCGACATCGATAAGGCGACGATGTTCCGCGCGATGCTCGAAGCCAAGGGCGCGGAGGTCCGCAGCATCACCGAGCCCGGTGCCAACGGCGACAGCATGAACGCCAAGTTGATCCGCTTCGTGTTCTTGTGGATCGCGGAGTATCAGCGCGAGCTGACCAGGGCGCGGACCAAATCCAAGATGCTCGAACACCAGCGCGGCGGCCGGCGAATGAGCAAGGAGCCGCCTTACGGCACGTCCATCGACCCCATGGATACAGACCGGCTCGTGCCCAACGACGACGAGCGGGCCGTTATCGAGGTCATCAAGCAGATCTGGGCCACCGGCAAGCCACTGCGCGCCATATCGCGGCATTTGAACGAGGCAGGAACCCCCAACCGTAGCGGGCAAATCTGGCATCACAACCAGATCAAGCGGATTTTGGTGCGGGAAGGCGTCTGGGAGAAGCCTGGGACGCCGCGCTGATTCCAGGGTGTCTGGACACCAATCGGGGCGTTATCGTGCTCCAGCGGCGTTCTCAGGAGCCCGTTTTGGCGGAATCGTGGCTGACTTCGGCGATTCGACGCTTGGACAGCTCGATTTGCAATTATGCAAACAGCCCGGCAGGTTCATTGCTCAGCAACACTTCTTGGGCCTTCTTCGCGCCACTGCAATCTCGCATCCCTTGATTCACGAGCGACTTCGTAACTTCGATCGTTCGTCGCTGCCAGCCTGGATACAGTTCGGTCAACTGCGGATGATCGTAGTAGCTAACGATCACTCGCGTTTTCTTGAACCTCGATAGCGCCGCAGCGAGCCTGGCATGGTCGTCGGCAGTGAAGTCGTGGATGTACTTCGCGCCTTTCACGATGTATGGCGAGTCAACATAAATCACAACTCTCTTTGCGTCTTCGATGCGCTCAAGCAGCTCGAAGGCATCGCGGTTCAGGATAGTCACATTACGCAACCGCCAATGCCAATCGGGGATAGATTCGACGACGGACAGCCATCGCTTGGCTGCGTGGCCACCGTTCTTAGTGAACCGCAAGCAGAACCCTTGGTTGTAGCTCTTTGTGCCGGCAACACCGTTGCGGCCATACCAACTGCAAACAAGGAAGTCGTCGGCGCGATCGATATCAGGCTCGTCATCCGCTGGATTGTTTCCGCGATCGCGATATCGCTGCGCCGCTTCGGTGAACAGATCCTCGTGCATCACCATTCGCGACGCACGTCCGTACAGCTCGATCGCGGTTTTTTCACACTTGAGAACGCGGCAGAGATTGATGAGGTCACCATGAAGATCGTTCGCCGTCTCGATTGTTGATACCGGCTTCGCGAACAAGACCGCGAGCGACCCGCAGAACGGCTCCCAGTATGAGACGTGCTTGCCTAGCATTTCAACGATGCGAGGAGCGAGATTACGCTTGCTTCCGAACCACGGGGCCACGGCTTTGATCTTCAAGGCAGAATCACTTTCTCTCCGCCCGCCGTCGCCTCCGTTCGACGGCCGGGCAAGGTGCAAGCCCGGCAGTCCATGCCGGGCCGGTAAACACTACTCCTCGTCAACATCCGGCTTCTTCAGTTTTTCCAACTTCAGCTTGTCCTCGTTCGAAAGGACGAGCGTCTTCTCGCCCTTGTCCGTCTGGATGCGGATGCGCTCGACCCCTAAGTCGCGCATGGACGCAATTACCTTGTCGCGCGCCGAGTTGAACTTGCCGTTGGCCTTGCCCTTGGCCTTCAGCGCGGTCGCATAGTCCTCGGCGTCCATGACCAGTTCCTTGGGCACGTCGAACTCATCTTCCATCGTTGGCAGTGCCTTCGTAGCCGTTGTCCGCGCCGCCTCACCTGCTTGTTTCTTCGCCATCTCGTTAAACCTCCGTCGTTAAAGCCTTAGTTAAAAATCGTTTTACCCACTAAGACAAACTACCTGCAACCTTCGCGGCGGCCTCACGCTGAGCGTCCGTATCCGCTTCGGTTAGTCGCTCGACCACGCAGCCGAGCTTGTAAAGTCCAAACGCATCGCCCGCATCGTTGGTCTCGAACATCTCGCCCCATCGCTTTTGAACATGAGCGAGCATTTGCTCTTTTTTGGCGTTGCCCTTGCCCGTCACAAACTTCTTGAGCGTTGTCGGCGCAACCTCGTAGACGCGAGGGGCCAGGTCCACTAAGTGCCAACGCAGGAGCCCGCCGAACTCGACCGTGCCGTTCTTTCCCGGCATGTTCGATCCGAACGAATAGCCCTCGATGAAGATGGCAACTGACGGCCCGTGCGACTCGATGAACTCGACCACGCCGGCAACTAGCGCGTCGTAACGAGCCACACGGCTGCGAATGTTGTCGCCTGCGTTCTTCGATCCGAACTCACCCAGCGTACATGTCACGCCGTCCCCGATCACAACGGCCGTATTGGTCAAGGAAGGGTCGATGCCGACTACCTGGGGCGCGGCGTAACGCCGCGGGTCGATGATCTCGCTGATATGTTTCATCGCTCGTTAGAATCCTTTATCAAACACTTTGCAGCCGCCCACGCAGTTCGCAGCTTGACCCAGCCCCAGTAAACGCGGTTGCACTTCCGAGCGTTTCCGCTCCAGATGATCCATGTCCAGTAAGCTCGACGTAAGAATCGCTTCATTGGCTCTAATCCTCGTATTCCCATGCTCGGTCGTCAGCGAACCACTTCGCAATCCGCAACTCCTCGAACACGTCGTCAGGAACTTCCTCGAGCACCGACCGCGGAATCCACACGGGCTGATGGCGGGTTCCAACGGTACGCACGCCGATCGCCTTGTCAGTTTCCATAGCAATCTCCATTGGCTCGTCGTAAGGGACCGTAACGTAACGAACGTCCCGGTTCTTGTCGATGAACTTCTCGGGCCATGATGAAAGTCCCATGTCAATCCGCCTCCGTTTCGCTACCGTGCGACAGCAGCGACTTCGCCAATGACCGCAGATTGGTACGGCACTTACTCACCATCAACGCAGCCGTCTCGGGGTCCGATTGGAAGATCGACTGGGCACGTTGCAGCCGTTCTAACTCTCGGCGAAAGCCTTCCTTCGCCCACATCGTTTGTTTGTCGTTGAGTGGCATTAAAATTCTTCCTGTTTGTGTCGCTGGCGATACGACGGCCAGCGGGTTGGAATTATCACGGCGTTCTCGATCAACCGGTCCCACACGTCGAAGCCGAACATCTCGCGAGCATGTTCCTCGCTACGGGCGTTCACGGTCGCCCAAGTGGGCTTGCCTGCGTCGTACCGCATCCTCAGAAGCCGGTTCAGGTACTCTCCCCACTTCGGCGACCAGCCAGTTTCAAATACCGGGTCAGACAGGCAAAGTATCTGCGGAACAGTCCACCGGCGATAGACTTCCAACTGCGTCGAATCCGCGGAGAACGCAGCGGCCGATTCGTCGTAAAACACGCGGCCGGAAAGCATCTTGGCGTTGACGCCTGCCCTTGCTGCCGCAAGGAGCAAGCACGCCGCCAAATGATCCTTGCCTGTGCCGAGCGTTCCCCACAGCACGACTTTCAACCGCTGGCGGATAACCTTGTCGATCTCATCGCACATTCGCGAGACGCGGTCCAAGACGTGTCGCTGATCGTCGCCGGCGTAGACCTCGTAATCCGTCAGGTTCGCATCGGCATACTTTCCAAGGCTCTTGCGAGTGCCGCCCATGCGGGATTCGATGTCGCTGCGTTGCTGCGCGCGTTCGGACGCCTTGATACGAGCGTCGATTGCCGCCTGCCGCTCCGGACTGATCTTCAACTCGTTGATTCTCTTTGAAAGTGGTTCGTTTAGCGTTTTGATGTCTGGCGGACTCGCAGCCTGCTTGCGATTGAGTTCTTGTTGGAGTTCGGCGAGTTGTCGTTCTTCGTCGGTCACGGTTTACCCTCCGGGTTAAAAACCATCGCGTCGCGGGTGCGGGATTTCACGGCGTCTGATGTTACGGACTTACCGTTACTGTCCTTCGCCGCCCATGCCGCCGGATCGTCCTCCCAGCATCGCTGGTTAAGCCACGTCGACGGCATCTTCACGTAATCGCCGCGCCCCTCGGCACTCATCGCGTACTCACCAGCCTTGGTCACGATCGTTTCGACGTCCGCCAGCTTGATCGCCGCTTGCCACGACTTCCAGGCTGCGCCCTTGGACTTCTTGCGGCCGTCTGGGAATCCTTCCCAGAATTTCAGGAAGTCCGTCGAGTACGTTCCGACCGGTTCGGGTTTACCGCCGCGCGCCGTGCCGTTAGGCACAATGTTTTCTTCAGCCGAGGCTGAAGGTGAAGTTGCAACTGCAACTGTAGATGCAAGTGAAGATGAAGCTGAAGCTGAAGATGAAGATGAAGACCCCGATTTTGCTTGAGCTTTGCTTGACCGTTTGCTTGAGCCTTGTTTTAGTTTTGCTTGAGTTTTGCTACCACCTTTGCTTCCTGATTCGACTCGTACTGTGCGGATATGCTCATCCCTCACCATGCGGGAAGAATGCACAATTCCCTCAGAATCTCGCTTCAGCACTCCACGTTTTAGTAGTTCAGTCAGCGCTAATAGTCTCGCGTCGATCGGATCAGCGCCAGGCAACGCCTGTACGATCTCCTCATCTGTCCACGGATCTCCGGTAGCCCATACAAAGCGTCCGCGAGATTTTGCTTCATGCAAGAGGCAAAGCAAATCGACAAGCAAACCTCTAGCAAAAGTCGAGCAAGATCGCAGCTCGGGGTCTTTCATCCAGTCACCTGGGTAGAACTGAAATGCTGGAAGTTTTGCCATATCTACCGTCGCCTCACCTTCCGTTCACGTTCCCGCTCCGCCCGCTCCTCTTGTCGCTGGATGCGGCGCGTCGGGTCGGTGCCGTAATCGCCGCCCTCGTCGGGCGAGTCGTCGAACTGGCATTGGCACACGTCGCACCAATAGATCGTGTCCGCCGTGCGCTGAGGCTGCGAACGGCCGCAGCCGGGGCAATCAACTGTCTTCGGCATGGCTCGGCTTCCCTTTCAGCTTCCGCGGGTCTGTCGGACGGTATCCAAGGAACTTTCGGCACTTCATGCAAACGGTGCGGATGTACCAGCGTTGCTTCTTACTGGCGGTGAAGCGAAGGTTCTTGTTGAACAGACCAGCGGTTTCCGTGGTCGCATTTCCGCACTTGGGGCAGATATCCATTTTTGTGGGAATCGACTAGCTTTCAAAAGGGATATCGTCGTCAGGTGGAGTTTCAGCGGCTGGGGCTGGCGGCTCAGGCTTCTTCGCCGCCGGGCCGGGCTTCGGCTTGGCCGGGGTGCCCGCTGCCGGCGCGTCGTTGCGGCTCTTGTTGCCGGCCATCGCCCGCAGCTCGCCGCCAAGCTTCTGTTGCAACGCCTTCGCCTTGGCTTGGCTGATCGTCGACGCGCCGGGCGTGCTGTCGTAGCCTTTGATGAAGGAAATACGAAACCGCGTCTGGTCTTTGTACGTATCCGCTTCAACATTCACTTGAATGTCGGTCGGCTTCCATGTGTCCTGGGCGATCGACGTTATGTCGCCGTTCCATCCGGCGTGCAAGATCAGAGCCTCGCATTGCGAGTTGTTCAACTTGCCGTCCTTTTTGATGATCCACAGTTGCCCACCAACTACAAACTCGTGTTCGCGCCAGTCGTGCCACTCGCCCTCGTGAAAGATGTCGTTGATAGCGACCTTGACGTTGACCGCGACGGCCCCTGATTGGGCCTCTGACAGTCCGTACTCGATGATCTGCCCGCGAAAAGTACCTGCTTGCTCCAACTCGTTTGACATGCGTATTGCTCCGATGAAAGTAAAGAAATCGACAGGCCACAACTGTTAATCAAGAACTCGTTGCTCACGCTCCTCTGCGTCAAGGCTCCGCTGAATCACGACGGCACAGATCGTACCGGCAGGGAAGCCCTGATTCCCGTGTTCAGGATGGCTCAAATCATCCGCCGTCGGATTCTCGGGCGACACAAACACTGGCCCGATGTATCGAGCATCAACGGTCACTTTCGTTGCGGCCTTAATTGCCTGCACCACTTCGTTGTCGTCGCAATCGTACACGTTGCCGCGTTCCATTACATGCCGACTACCTTGCGTCCTGCCGTCAGTAAGCTGCCGACTCGAACGAGGCTTGGCGGACTTTGGGAGTTTGGCAATTCCTACGATCGTCAAGTCGCCTTGGTGTGAAACGTCGCCGACTCCAAATGCGACAAGATACTTCGACTCGTCGTTGACAATCGCCTCGCGATTTACTTCTCGCCGAATCGTTTTTGTTGCAGTCTTCATTTTTCAGTTCTCCAGTTTACGATCTGTGAATCGCCAGGGCGTCGAGCCCGTGCGATAAAAAATGTTGTGCGCCTTCGCACGTCTCAATCTCTCTCGGACAACCGAGAGCATACTTCCTTCCTGTTGAAGGATCACTCAGCAGAATGCGCTGTGTCCCGTCTGCGAGCGTCCTCAGCTCCTCCCATTGTTGATCACGTTCGTTAAATCGTCGATGTCGAATCTTGGCACCTGATTCGATGAGATATCGCTCCCAACCGAATCTCTCAATTCGGATGCGACGAACTTCCTCGTTGGACTCCGACTTGATTTGATCAACAGTCTGCGACTCAGGACACATAACGATCTGTTCGCCATCCGTTCGCAGAGCAACGCCCTGAATCGACCACAACCTCCATCCATCTCGATACTCGACGGCGGGACCAACTGGATTATGCAACATTCGGCGATCACCATCCCACGCCACAGTCAGTGGATTCGCAGAAACAAAACATGCTTTATTTGTGATGACAGCTACCTTCGCAAAACGAATCCAGTCAACGAACAGGCTCAGTCGAGTTGCGTCCATTACGACAACTTCGGAGGCGATCTCGTAGGCTGCCGCCAGCCAAGACCACCAAATTGAAATAAGAGGTTTGCACTTGCCAAGCTGGTCGCCAAGATGGCCGCCAAGCTGGTCGCCAAGCTGGTCGCGAAGCTGGTCGCCAAGCTGGTCGCCAAGCTGGTCGCGAAGCTGGCCGTAAAGCTGGTCGCGAAGCTGGCCGTAAAGCTGGCCGTAAAGCTGGACGCCAAGATGGCCGCCAAGCTGGTCGCCAAGCTGGTCGCGAAGCTGGTCGCCAAGCTGGTCGCCAAGCTGGTCGCGAAGCTGGCCGTAAAGC